TATGGCTCACCTGTCTGCATGCGAAGGTCTAGGATTTTCTGCCATAGATATTTAGCAGACACTGTCTCCACTACTTCACCAGTGGCAGGGTTCTTCAACTGGAAGCTGTCATCGTAGTCAGGATCTTTCATAGCCTTCTCAATGATGGTCATGAATTCATCAGTGATGTTGATGCCATGATGCAGATTCAGTGTGCGTACATTCTGATCACCAGTGGGCTTACGCATCTCCAGAAACTGGATGATGTCAGGGTGGTGGATATCTAGGTAGGCAGCATAGCTACCCCGTCTTGTACGGCCTTGGCGGTAGGCCAAGGAACTGGCATCGTAGATTTTGAGGTGGGGCATAACACCAGTAGACTTATCATCACCATTGCGGATACCAACATGAACCCCAACACCACCACCATACATGGATAGCCAGTTAGTTTCTGATAGGTTATCGACCAGACCTTCTGCACTATCATCCATGTAATTAAGAAAACAGCTAATAGGGAGGCCACGCTTAGAACGACCAAAAGATAGGATAGGTGTAGAGTAGCTAAGCCAGTGCTTACTACTGTAGTCATACAATCGCTGAGCATGTTCTTGATTTGAAGCAAATGATTCCGAAACATAAGCAAATCTTTCTTGAGGACTAACTTCTTCGTCCTTCATATAACTCTCTCTCAATCTCTGGATACCAAGTTCATCGAACAAACTATCCCTAGACAGGTCAATGTTGACCTTAAATTTCGCCATAAAAATACTCCTGATACAGTGGAAAAAATGGGAGCCGAAGCTCCCGAAAGGAAAGGTAGTTATACCTCAGATGGCTGCTGCATGCTATGCTTTAAACAGTGATGGAAATAAGTTAGTTAGTACCCTCTTACATTCTTCTGCCACTTCACGATGTTCTTTCTGTGTTGCTTTATCGCAACGGATATCAACGTAGTGCATCCAACTTCTCAGTGTACCATTCATGTACATCCTGCTGGTGGTTAGTCCCTCAGGTAACACCTTTCGTGCCACCTCCTTAGCTATGCCCATGCCCAATGCAGACTCGTAGGACCGCTTAGAAGCGTTTAAAACGTCCTGCTGTAGCTCATCCCATACCTTCATCAATTCACGATCCTGTACAGGTATAGAGTTCTGTCTATTCTTCTCATCCTGCAGCCTCACTTCACTAGTTGAATAGCGTGAGGAAATGGCATAGCGTTGTGAGAATTCTTGGAAGCTAAAGCTACGATGGCGTAGGATTTGACGGGCAATGTCACGGGTGGTTTCAATTTCCATACAAACATTGACCATCTCAAATGGACTCCAGTGTTTGTTGTCCATCAAATACTTCAGTAGCTTAGGGGCTGTCTCAGGATTGTCCTGATTCTCTGGGTTGCTCACCCTCGCCATGTAAGCTATCAGGCTCTCCGCATCTGGTGTAGCCCATATCAATGTCACCCACATATTTCTCTCCCTCTTTAATACCATTCTTGATGGCTGTCATTATACCTAGACTAAGCAGTGTCTCACGCTCTTCAAATGTCATATCAAATGAATAGGTGGCACTACCATCATCATGTTCTTTTAATAAAAGTACATTCATTTCTTTTTCCTTTCTGCTTTCTCTTCCTCTGTCTTCACCTTGTGACAGGGTTTGCACAACACTTGTAGGTTTTCTATCTCACAGAAGATGCGGTCAATGAATGAGTCCCACCCAACAAACCCCACCTTAGGGTCTACCACTGGTAACACATGATCTACCTGTACATCTGCAGCAACAAAGTGCTTCTTACATTTGGCGCATTTGTAATGCATTGCCAACTTGCCTGTCTTCTTGTTAGTCTTCCTACCAACGAAGGCTTCTTTAAGAGCCTTGAACTTAGGAGGCCAACGCCTAGATGCAGCTCGTAGTGCGGATGTTACAAAGCTGCGAAACCTTGCATCAGTCCATTCACCACCATTCCTTTTTTTATTATCTACCAATTGGTGTATCTACTAGATGCGACATGTCAGCAGCATCGTAATGCACAAATAAATCCCTAGCTATAGCCAGTGCTTCGTCAATGTCTAGAGCAACAAACTCAGAGAGGAACTTGTCGTACTCAGATTCAGCTACATGCTCAACAACAAAGCCATTGCTTGCTTCTCTAATGGTTACAGAATTAACTTTCATTCTAGTCCTTCAATATCTATGAAAGAAAAGAGCACTTCTTGTGCATCCATTCGTTCCAACGAAGCAGTTAAGTTTTCAGTGATGGCTTCACTCAGCACTTCTTCATTCAAGTAAACATTGGGTAGATCTTTAGGCTTAAAGAAAACCTTTAAGTGGATGTCAACAGATATCATAATCGCTCCAGTCTTTCTTCTACCAATCTAGCATAGCCAATGATGTCATGCCATGAGTCATGATACCAAGGATCACCATTAACAATGCGAGAGATTTTGTTGCAGATGAGATCAAGGCTTTCTTTCATATCATCATCCATCTCTTTCCATTCAGCACCTGACCTAACAGTTTCTTTTAAGGCTTGTGAAACCCTAGAGACATCTTCTTTGTAGTTGCCATACCTAACGCCTCGCTGTATTAGTGTGTCATCTACATTCATTGTATGCCTCCAATTGTCTTAGTATCAATGGTGAAGCTGTTATCACCAAAGCTGTCATGGTCTGCGTTGTAAAAGAAGTCACCAACATCACCAAACATCTTACCGCAATACTCAACAAGCTTATCAGCAAGCTTCTCATCTTCTTCCATGTGTGGTATCACTGATGCCAATATCGTAGCCATACCAATTAAATTGTTTACAGCCTCTTCACTGATAGTGAGTGGTCCAAAGCCACTGACTAACACCTGAAAGTTGTTTTGATATACACCATCCACAATAGTAGGACGGAGTATTAGTGCAATGTCATTTGGCTTTAAGCTTGTGGTGGAGTCCATGTTTGTCCTTCATATCTGCGTAGAAAAAGAAGCTGAGCATTCTCTAACACTCTCTCAGCATTACCTTCGTAAGCTTCCAACACTTTGTTGTATAGCTCAAGTTCATCTGTTGTGTCCCCAATTATCTTGGCTGCTTTCACTGGACCAACACGGAATAATCCTTTGATGTTATCGGCAGCATCACCCGTCAGCATCTGCGTATACAACTTAACCAGACCCTCCTCTGGTGTGATGTAATACCCCAAGTGCTTTACGAAGTTGTAATGCCACCCAACAATCTGATCTAAGTCTTTGTCTAAAGACACAATGACACAATTGTCACCAAGCTTTGTAGCTTCAATGGCAATGGTGTCATCAGCTTCTTCACCTTCAGATATGGAAGCACCCCATTCCTTTACTAGATAGTCCCTGAGAAAAGCTAGATGCTTTGGCTTAGGCTTATCAACTCTGTTACCTTTGTAAGGTACAGTGGTTGCTATCTTATATCGGAAGTTGTTCTTACCTGTTAGGTGCATGCTCCAACTATCCACAAAACAATCAGGATAGAGATTGTCAACACCACACATGAGGACATCAACGATTAAACGATCCAGTGTTCGCTGTGCCGTTGCCTCGTCTTCGTCCTCACATGCAGATGCTGCCCGATAAGCGAAGATATCGCTATCGAACAGAGCTTTCATTTACAGCACATCCTCATCGTCTGCACTGATGCCGCTTGCTGCAGCATACTCAATCAAGTCAGTGACAACCAGCTTCTTCAATGAAGGGCTAACACCTTTCTTGTTCTTGTATGTCCAAGAGTATGAAGACACCAAGGCTTTGGCTTTGCTGCCATTGCCAATTGCTTCAGTGATTTCATCATTGTCTGTATCAAAGACACGCATAGGCTTCTCTGATTTGCAAGTGATGTACCTGCCCATGTCAGCCTTCTTATCTTCACCAGTCTGAACACTGATACCCATCTCTTCCAGTGCTTCAACAGCAGCATCAGACAAGTTGCACAGGTTAAGCTGGAACTTACCAGACATCTCATTAATCTTAGTGTGCTGACACCAGAACAAATCAGCCTTAAGCTTAATCGCTTTCTTTTCTTCAGTCATAATTTTCTCCAATATAAAAACCCACTAGTAACGTCAGTGGCACTCACGCCAGTTGTTTCCAATCTTTCCTTCGGCATCAACTGGACACCGGAAACCTAAAGCTTCACCTGCTTTGGTTGCTGCTTGCTCTATGAGCCTAGCTGCTTCCTCTGCCTGATCTTCCTTAACTTCCCACTGTGTTTCATCATGAACAAACGCTAATAGTTTAGCATCTATTCCCTTTTCTTGCAACAACTTCGTTGCTTCAATAAGCCACTGCTTAGCCACAATAGCACCTGCACTTTGCAACAAAGTATTCAATGCTGCATGCTCAGATCTAACCCACACTCTACGTCCATCTAGTGCAGGTAAGTGACCCTTAACCATCAGCTTAGATATCTTCTTCTTCAACTCAGAAAGGCCGGGTGTGTTATTGATAAAACTATCAATAAGTTTCTTGCCTCTACTGCTGTTGCCACCAACAATGCTTCCTGCCTTGGCAGCACCTGCTCCATATAACACACCATATGTCAGGGTCTTGGTAGTATTCCTAGCCTTCTTATGCTCAGGGTTGTTATCATCCTTAACAGTACCTTTGTCAACTAAGCCAAAACTCTGTGCATTAAACCAGTGGATATCACCCTTAAGCAACTCATCAATCCATTCCTGATCCCT